TCGTGGTGATAGGCGATTGACTGCCGACCGTGACGCCATTGGTGCCCGCGACGGTCGAGCCGCTGCGGAATAGGATCGAGCCGTCGGCAATCGCGCCGACCGTGAGAGCAGTTGGTCCGCTCGTCTCGCGGATGGACGTGGCCGTCGAGGTGATGCCCGGTAGACGCTGCGCAAACACCGGGATAGCCGTTACAGCAGCGCCGCCAAGAACGCCCACCAGTACCGCGAACAGCCACGGGAACCTGTGAATGTACTTGCTCACCGCTGCACCGCCGCGCCGTTGAACGTGAGCACGATGCTGACCTTCCACGCGGTCAGCGTGTTGGCGCTGTTCGTGTAGGCAATCTTGAACTCGACGTACGGTGTCACGTCGAGAGTTACGCGCCGAGTGACCCCTGCCGACGTGGCCGAGATGGTCACGGGCGCCGTCTGTGTTCCAGCGCCGTCAGGCATGCCCACGGTGACGTACGAAGTCTCGGACGGGCTGTGCATGGCGCTCGGCACGAAGCCGTTAGCGCCCGAGTCGTGCGACAGGTCAATGAACACCACGTCGATGGACGTGAGATTGAGCGAGCGCATGACCCCCTTGCCGAACATCGCTTGCGAGTCGAACAGGGTGACGGTAGCAGCGCTGGCCGGAGCTGCGGGAGCCGCCACGGTCATGGTTTCTTGATTGCCGAATCCCTTGATCATTGTGCTTTCTCCTATACTTTCACTGACCACTCAGCAAGTCCATGACCCTGCGTGCCCACTTGGGCGTGAGCTTCTTCTCGTCCTCGTCACGCTGACTGCCTAGAACCGGGGCCACCGCGCCAGTCCCACGCGCCTCGGCCATGGCGCGCATGAGAGGATCGCGGTGCAGGCGTGTACGGGACAATATGCCAGACGCATACACCTTAGCCCCGGTGCTACTGCCCATGGACTGTATCTGTGGACCGCGGGCGTCTGGCCGTAGGTCCTCGGCAGCTACCATGCCCTTCAGCTTCTTGAACTGCGCGGCGTGCTCGGGGTTCTTGGCGAGGAAGGCATCCAGCACCTCGTCAGCCTCGGCATTGTCTCGCTTGCCGTACTGTTCAAGCGCTCGCCTGATGGGTACAAGACGCTCAATTTCGTTCTCGGCCAGTCGCTTGCCCGACACGTCCTTGAGGGCATTCTTGAGATTCTTCAGGTCAACAATCTCGGCCGATTGCTTGGCCTTGAGTTCCACGAGGCCGGGGACGTTCTTGCGCATCTCTCGCCCGGCGCCCGATATAGCTAGCAGGGCGGCAGCGGCGTCCGGTGATGCCTTCTCGATGCCACCGGCGGAGTCGAAGACATTGCGCACCGTTTCAAGTTCACGCGCGTCTAGCTGGCGTGGAATCATCACAACGTCGAAGTCATCCGGGGCGGCTTCGGCCATCGCAATGTCCGGCTCATCGATTTGCTCAGCGCGTACCTCTTGCCGTGCCTCGGTGGGCTTCCTGGTGCGCGGGGCGTCCCTGCCTCGCAGTGCGCGGCCGGGAGCTGGCACGGTGCCCTTGTCTCCTGCCACGAAGCCCGCCTCGTCGGCCATGGGCTCCGGGTTGTAGACCTTCATCTCGGTCTTGATGGGCTTGCCCATGTCGTCGAGCAGGTCAGAGGTTCTGCTGGGAACGTAGTCCGTACCACCGGGGCCGCGCTTATCAGACGCTGCGAGTTGGCGCTGTGGCGTGCGAGCGCCAGACGTTGCCTGTGCGGGCTGGACATCATCGGGCCCGACGGGAGACAACTGGCGCGGCGACTTAGACTGAAAGCCCCTTAGCAGTCGATACGGGACCGATAGTCCGCCTGTCTCTTCGACGACCTGCCGGGACATTTCCTTCGGGACGCGCCTGAACGACACGAAGCTTTCGAGATCGCTCTGTAGCCGCTTGATGATGGTTTCCGGGATGGGCTCGCCATCGCGGAACTTGCGCTCCGTGATCATGTCGTGGAACTTCTGGACCATGGGCATGGAGCTTTGCGTCTCCTGTCCAGCCTGCGATCCGTACAGTTCGAGATTGGCCTTCATCTGCGACTCGGTGAGATTCTTGTCAATCTCAGGCACCGCCGGTGCCATCTTCTTGGCAAGGTCACGGGCCTCGTCCGTCACGCCGTACATACCAGGGCGTCGCCCGGTAGGCTTATCCGGTACCAAGCCCTTGATGACGTGGGTCCTGTATCCGGCATCTTCGGCCTGTTTCAGTACGGGGCCGATGTCCGCGTCGTTGCGTAGGGCGTCCCTTCGGTTCCTGCCGATGGCGCTCATGCTCCCGAGTAGACTGTGGGCACCGGCGGAGAATGCTCCGCCTGCCCCGGCTGACAGCGCCGCCCTGGTGCCTGCTTCGGGCAGCGATTCGCCACGCTGCGCGCTGGTAGCAAGTGATGCTCCACCGGCAGCCGCGGCGCCCTTGCCGATGGCACCGGCGAGACGCTTGCCAGGGCCGATGACATTGCCAAGCAGCGCGCCGGAGGCCAGTTCCTGCAATGTCTCTGCAACCGGGCTTATCGCGTGCGATATCTTCGCCGTTGGGCCAGTGTCTCCGGCTTGGTACCGCTTCTCCTGGTGCCGTGGATCTGCGATGAACTTGGCCTTTACGCGCAGAACAGGATCGACTCCAAGCAGATCGGTCCAGAAATCACCCGACTTGCCGGTCCTCTTGGCGTCTTGCTCAGCGAGACTTTCTTCGGCGTTGAGTGCGTCAAGTTCAGATTTCTTGAACGCGGCAGCCTTGGCCTTCGTCGCTTCTTCGGCCGCGTCCATGGCCGCCGACGTGTGATAGATAGACTCGGCGCTTTTCGGCGCGGGTTTCTCGCCTGGCTGATAGGCAAGCGCGGAGCGCAGCGCCTTGGCGTCGGCCGGGCCCATGACCCCGCTCTCCAGTAACGCTTCGGCTTCTTTCCTCTTTTGCGGGTCCATGGGCTACTTCTTCTTGTACTTTTCGAGCAAGCTGTCGACGACTGACTCCGGGTTGTCGATGCCCTTCACGCGGACGCCAGTGGTCTTCGATGAGCTTGCGCCGCCGCCCTTGGGCGCGCCGGTATGCGGGCTGACGGTGCGAGTTTCCTTGTCCTGGTTCCATGGCAGATCGCCGAACGTGCGCGTCCACCGGCCTTGCAGGTACGCCCTGGACTTCGGGTCGTCATATACAGGATCTTCGTATGCGAGATCATCGCCTGCCTCTTGAGCAGACATGAGGCGCGCCTCTACAAACCCGACCATCTTACGCAGGGCGACGGCTACGCGTTCCTTCGCAGAATCTGACAGGTCCCCGATGGTCTTCGTGGTTAGCCATGACTTTGCCGTTGTAACGATGTCGGCTCCGCCCACGGATCTCTCAAAGTCCTGGTCGGTCAACCTGCCGCTGTCGTTTGCCTTGGCGAGCCCGAACAACACCTGGTTGGTTAGCAGGCCGTTGCTGGATTTGATCTTCTCAAGCGACTCGCCAACGACCTTGTATTTGTCCTTCCACTCGAAGACCTTGTGTTGATCTTCTACGGACTGCTTCCATTCGGTTCGCGCGTCTCTGCGATCGGTGCGTGCCCCCGAGTCTGCGACACGCCGGCTGGTAGCGAAGGCCACCGACCGCGCCCGACGCTCCGCCGACTCCCTGCTCAGTTCCTTGTCGCGTGCGTCGTCGCCAATTTTGGCTAGCGTACTGGAGTTTGACTCGCCCGCCAGTATCGCACTTTCTACAGCGCGCTTCGCCGCGGCCTCTGCGCCCGAGCCTGAACGTTCGTCGAACCTGGCCACCCCTTCGGCTGCCCGGCGAGCCGCGTTGGCGTTAGCCACCGGGTCCATGGTCGTTATCCTGTCGCCGTGCTGGTTGACAACGTTGAGCGAGCCTGGACCGCCCATCCCCGTGTCGAAGCCGAATTGTTCGTCACCCTTTGGCAACGGCGGGGACGGCTGCACGTCCAGTCCCTGTGCCCGCAGCGATGGGGCCTCGCGCATCAGCAGGTCCGGCCTGTCGGAGCCGAGCGCCCGTATCATCCGCTCGTTCGCTAACAGGCCGCTCTGCGCCGAACGCTGAGTCTGATCGCGCATCGCTAGATCGTTCTCGGTCTTCTGTCCGAGTTCGCCCTCCCGCAGCATCGCCGTGTTATTGGCCTGCCGCCTGTCCTCGGCCAGTTTGTCGCGGTTGTAGGCGTCCTGTAGCTGCTTCTCCTTCATGGACGCCGCCGCCTGCTCGTCTGCGAGTTGCTTCTGGTGACGGCGCTGGATGACACGCTCAAGGGCGCTGGACAACAGATCCATGCCACGGCTGTTGTCAGCCGGTTGCATCCCTGAGAAGTCGAGCATCCGCGCCATGGTTATTCCACCGCCGGCGTCCTCGTGCCGTTCTTCGCTTCGTATGCCTTGGCGGCAAGCTGGGCCGAGGCGAACAGGTCATCGATCATCTTCTGACCCTCGGCTTGCGAGTACGCCCCCGAGTCGATGCCTGCCTGGATATCGGCAAGCTGTGCCTGGTAGCGCTCGCTGGTCGCCTTGTCCGTAGCGCCGAGAATGGTGCGAATCTTCTCTGTCGCGGCGGCAAAGATTCTGTCGTGCCCGCCGGTGAGGCGACTCTCGGCTGCTTCCTGCGTCCTGAACCCAGCGTCCTGACCGAATTGAGCGCGATTCCTGGCCTCGGTGTCGAGCCCGGCCTCGGTATCGAGATTGAACTTGGCGTCAGTGCGCCATTCTTCGTCGCCAGCCTGCGAGTTCCTAAGAATCGCGTTGGTTTCCGCGATGGTGAGGTTATCGGCATCGATACTGATACCAGCAGCATCAGCAAGCGCCTTGACCTTCTCCCTCTTGCCGTCCAATGCGAGACGCTCTGACCGCTCGCTGACACCAGCGCCCTTGACCACGCGGTCCTCGCCCGACCTTTGCGAGCGGTCGGCAATTTGAGATCCAGTGTCGAACAACTGGCGCATCTCGGCGTCGGCTTCGAGGCCCAGCTTGCCGCCCTGAAACAGCCTATTGATCTTGGCGTCGCTGGCTGCCTTCGCCGCGTCGGTGAGAAGCCCGACGTTCCCACGGGTAGACTCGTCGGAACTCCTTGCCCCCAGCAGACCGAAGTTCTTGCGGCCAAGCATGGCCGTCTCGGTGTCGCCTGCGAACTGCCGCGCTTCGCCCGTGCGGGCAAGGCGCATCTCGTCGGCACTGCGGCCAAGGGCGATGCGGTCCTGTGCTTCCTTCGCCGCGATGTCGGCCCCGAGTTCCTGCTCAAGGCGCATACTCGCCCCGGTATTGAACTCGCCACGGGCAGCGGCGGCATTGCGGATGTTGCGCGTCTGCTTGTCCTGCACGCGCTGGTATGGATCGATGAGGCCACCGGCCCCGGACTCATACATCTGCTCGCTGTAGCTCTTGTCGCGAAGGCCCGGGCGGAAGTAGTCGAACTCGCTCTCGACCGGCGACGTGCCTCGGATGAACCGCTGCGAGTCGCGATAGAAGTCCTGCGTGTTGCGAGCGCTGTTGCGCAGGGTGTTCTGCGCATCGCCGTAGTTACCCTCAGACGCGCTGTCTTCGTAGAAGCCGCCCATGTTGGCGCGCACGTTCTTGATGCCCGCCGACGGACCCTTGAAGTAATCGCCCGTGGAGGCGAAGTACCCCTCTGACACACCGGGGCGGCTGAATATGCCCATGTTGTCGGCAGCGAACTTTTGCCCCACGCCCGGAGTCGTGAAGTCGATACCTCGGATGCCCGTGGCGTCGGTGCGTGCATCGCGCCCGCCAGTCATGCCGGTGAGTCGATTGGTGATGTACGGGACGGCGGTCTTGACGTGGCCGGGCTGTGTGCCCTGCTTGCCTTGCCAATACTTTGTCGCCCTGGAAGGACCGCTGAACTTGTTGATATCTTCGAGGCCCCTCGTTTCGCCCACTCCGGGCATGGTCAGCAAGCCTGGAGCACCAGACGAGCCCGGTGCCCTGGTCGGTGGCGCCCATGGTTTAGCGGCGGTGGGTGAGCCGGGTGCGCGAGGCAGACCAGACGCTGGGGTGGCAACGCCGGTCGTAACCGTTGTATTGCGTGGATACGCGCGTCTCCATTGCCCGGTCCTCGGGTCCTGGATAAGCGGCCCGGTGCCGTCCATATTGCTTGCCATCAGCCAAACCTCGACGGGTCAAAGTCAGGGCCTGCGGCGCCCGCGCCATAGAGGCGTTCCAGGCTGTCGTCCACCGGCTTGAAGTAGTCCATGGCGGCGCCTAGCGACTTCATCCTGCTGGCGTACTGTTGACGAGATAACTCCTGTAACTGCTTGCGGGCAGCGTCCATGGCAGCCTTCTGCTTGCGGTTGCCGCGTGCCTGGAACAGCCCACCGAGCACACCGAGCCCGCCGCCGATGACGCCGCCAATGGCAGTACCTGGGCCAGGGCCAGCGAGCGAGCCGAGGGCCGCGCCCGTGGCCGCGCCACGGACACCGCCCGTTAGGCCACCCTGAAAGTAGTCCGCCTTAGCTCCCATCAGTTGCTCCCTTCGGTAGTGTACACCTCGACCGCCCGCGCCAAAACAAGGTCTACGGCGTCGGACATCTCGAGTTTCCAGTCCCTTTGTCGGTACATTCCAAGACTCCGCAGCGTCACCGTCTGAACGTAGTCCCCGGTGACCCCAAGCGATACCCGCACCGGGTTGCCGTACTCCCCAAGGCTGTCCCGCCACGACAGCAGCACCGTGCCCGCTGTGGCCGATTGCCCACGCTGGAACACGAGGTGGAGCGCCTGGCAGTGCTTCCAGCCGTCGGTATCGTGGTTCTGGAAACCGGTCGTGACCTCGGCCTTGATGGTCGCCCCAAGGTCGGTGTTGGCCGTCGAATCAAGCTGCGCAATCTGCCCGGTGGCAAGCCCTACCAGGTGGACGTTTTCTTCCTGCCAGTAGTGGTGCGACCTCACGGGCAAGAGCGAATGCCCCGCGTTCCACCCGTGCCACTGCCCCCAGCCGGAACCACGTTGCCACGCGAACGAACGACCATCGCTGGGCATGACCCACACGAGGCAGTCGAACTGGTCGGCGTTGTACCGGAATCCCCAGCAATCCGACACCGTGGTGATGTTGTCGATGGTAGCCGCTATCTCGCCGCTGATGTCTTCGTAGGCACGACCATCGGTCAGCAAGAACCGCCGCTGAATGTCGAGCACACCGAACGATTCGTCCACCTGGATGGGCGAGTACCCGGCCGTGACGCCGATGCGCAACGCGCGGCCGGGAGTGATAACTCCGACCGGGTCGGGGTTGAATATCTGAAGTGAGCGCTCACCGAACGCAAACATCTCGTTGGAGCTGCCGTGAATGGCCGTTAGTGGGTCCGGGTCGGCTGCGGCCGTGGCAAAGTCGAGGGCGTCCCATTCCTCTTCGCCCGTGGTACCCGGCGCCGAAAAGCGTATCTTGCCGGACGTGGCGGCCGACGTGAGATCGTTGCTGAACAGGCGCTCGCTCTGCGCGAGTACCGACGTGCTTGAGGGCGGGCTGCCACCGAGTACCGCCGTAACGCTTGCGCCGCTTTCCACCTTCAGCGGCACGCCACCGCCCGCAATGACAAGACGATACGGGGTGGACGCGAACACGGGGCGCGACGTGCCCGCAAGCAGCGTCACCGGGTCGGACGTGCTCAGTTGCGTATCGCCAGAGCCGTTGACCCTGCGCACACGCCGCCCAGCGTTGACGTAGTACACCTCGTCCTCGAAGGTCGTGATGCCTTGGATCTCGGAGGCGTCCGCGATGGTGGCCGGGAAGCCGTCCCACGCCGAGATACCAGGGCGGCGCCGTACTGCGCCCTTGCCGTCCACGAGCACGTTGATCGCAAGCGCAGGTGCACCCGCAAGGGCAGAATCGCCGCTTGCTTGCCTGTTGCCGAACATGAGACGCGCCTCGCTCATGATGTGAACGCGGCGGGAGTCCCGCCAATGATGACCCACTTGTCGGCAGCAATGCCCGATGCGCTGTCCGACAGGACGCACTCAAACGTGAGTGACTGGCCGTTGTTCACGGTGGGGAGCGTTGGACCCTTGAACGCCGTACCGAACGTGGGGGCGAAGTTACTGCCCGAGCCGTTCTTGTAGAGGAAGGTCAACTTGCCCGTCTGGCCGGACGCGCCGGGGGCCAACGTCGGGTTGGAGAACACGAAACTCGCCCCGGATGACTGGCTGATCTCGTGGTACCGAAACGACGGATCGGCGGCGTAGGACGTACCTGCGCCGGTGGTCACCTTTGTGCGACTATCACGCGTCTGCGATGCCCCGGCACCGACGAAGAACGTGTAAGTCATGGATCCGCGGAACTGCGAAGCAGCTTCAGCCTTCAGGCCGCTCGCCAGGCTCAAAGTCCCGCCGCTGGATGCGTTGTAGAAGTTGACGCCCGCGATACAGGCAGTCGCAGAGCCACCACAGAACACTACGGTCCCAGACGTGTGCGCGAAGACGAACGATCCGCCCGTCACAGACATGCCGCCGCTGCTTCCGAAAATCGGCGTGGCGACAACTGCTGTCTGCGTGTAGTTGGCCCCTTCGACGATTACCCTGCCCGCGACGTTCGTACATTTGAACAGGTCTGCCGTGCTTGCCGACGAGACATTGAACGTACAGCCTGAGAATCGCACGGAACCAGTGCTCGCTGAGCAGAACCTGCCGCTCGTCTCCGTGATGGCGAACGTGCAGCCGAAGGCCGAAACGCCACCCGTGGTCACGCTGATAGCCGTGCCGTTGAACCCGGCGAAGGTGCAGTCGTGCAGACGGATACCAGTCGTCGTCGTGGTCTTGATGATGTCGCCCGTCATGGCGGTGGTCGCGCGGTCGAAGCCAATGCCCGAGATGGCCCCCGCGGCCGTGAAGGTGATCCACCCGCTTACGGCATCCGTATTCTGCTTGATGATGGTGCCGCCCGCGGTCGCACCCAGCAGCAGCACCTTGGCCGAGGTCATCGCGAGCGCGGCGGTGATGAGGTACGTACCGGGCGGAAAATAGACGATGCCGCCGCCCGCGGTGATGCAGGCGTTGATGGCAGTCTGGATCGCGTTGGTGTCGTCCGTCGTGCCGTTGCCAAGGGCACCATATGCCGTGCTCTTGACGTTGAAAAAGACGCCCGTGGTTCCAGCAATGGCGGTGCTGAGATTCTGCCCGGCAGAGCCGATGAGCACCTTGCCATCGACCGCGCCGAGGCTGGCGTACAGGCTGTAAAGGGCGGCGTCCACCGTCGTGCGTCCACCGGGGCCCGTACTGCCGTCGGGGAATGAGCCGGTGAAGCCGACGTTGTTCAGCGCCACGCTCGCCGCGTAGTCTTCCCATGTGAAGTTGCGGCTCGAGAGTAGCGCCCCGGTGGAGTCGCGCACCACCACGTCAACCGCCTCACCGACGTAGCGCACGAGGGCGCCGTTGCTGTCGAGCACATGAGACGTGACTGCAGTGACGCCTTCCTTGTCGGAGTAGACAGACGCACGCGTGTTTGTGCCACGCACGTAAAACTCCACAGAGCCCGATTCGGCCCCGCGAAGACCAGACGCCAACGGTGCGACAAGAGATGCCATTTAACTCCCCACATACATCTGCGTGCTTCCACGCTCTGAGTCGTCAGCCTTTGCGATGGCTTTGAGCCGGTCGCGCTCGCCCTGGAGCAGACGAATCCGCTCGACAGGCATGGACTTGGCCGTTGCGAGATCGTAAGCGCACGCCCATACGGTCGCCTTCATGCGCTTCTTGTCCACGTCAGCCGTCTTGCTCGAATCGCTGCTGTCGCGCACGAATCGGTACTTCTGGAAGCGGAACGTGCCCGCCACGGCCGGTACCGGCCAGAACTTCAGCGTGATGGACGCCGCGCGCTCGATGAACACCCGCGTCGGCAACGCCTGCGTCGCCTTGTCGGTGATCTCCATGTAGTCCTGTCGGGTGATGCCGAATACCCGCGTCTCGTTGGTGGCCCCGGTCAGCTTCATGGCCCCGGCCACGTTGTCCATACCCACGATCACATCGAAGGTGTCGCTGTCAATGACGTACTCGGCGGTGCCCGCAACCACGGCCTGCGTGTCGTTCTCAATCTGCCGAGTAACACGACCCTCGCTCGACATGGCCAGAAGCTCCATGCCAAGGAGATCGCGAGCCAGCGACTCGTCTTCGGCGCTGGGCGTCTGACTGGCTTCGAGCAAGCCAGCGACCTGCATAGACCGCCTGATGAGTTGCGCGATGGTCAACTCGAACGTGCTTGTGGTAGCCGTTGCCATCAGTCAAACCCCGGTGGCCGACGCTGCGCCGCCTGCTGAGAGTACGCAAGGTTTGCGCGGTCCAGGGTGTGGCTATCGCGGCCCTCCCCCTCGTCTGGGCACACGAGGTGCCCGGCCGCGTCCCGACGTAGCTCGGAGCGATACCACATGATGCCGCAGTACGCGCAGGTTGTGCGCCTCTCTCCCGCGGGCGCAGGCAGTGGATACTTGCGCGGTATGCTCCTCATGCCGCCCACACCACCTTGGCGCTGCCGCTGGTGTTCCGCACGGCGAGGTAGCCGCTGGTACCCGTGGCGAAGGTCATGTCCGAGTCCTTGAGCAGGTCCACGTCGAGGGCGCGCAGGCGCGTGATAGCCCCTGTGCCAACGAAGGCGAACGGGTTTGACCACCCGGATGTTCCGCCGTCGAAAATCACCGTGTCGAGTTCGAGATCGGTGATGGCGTTTGTGATGGTGATGGCGCTCGCGGGCTGCGCCGTCAGCAGCGGAGCCACCGAGATGAACGTGGTGCCAAGGACGCCCACCTGGCTTGCTCCGGTCACCGTGTTGAACGCAGGTCCCGTGTCGTTCGCCCCGCTCTCAAGGTAGCAGTTGGTCAGCCGAGTATTGGCCGAGTTCGTCTTGACCCTCGCCGCCGTGGAAGCCAAGGCGCTCTCCACGAAGTAGAGATTGTCCAGCCACACCCCGGCGGCCGTGATGTCGAACAGCACCGCGTCCACGTTGCGCGTGAACTTCGGCCTCGATGAACCCGTCCCCTCACCAACCAGCGTCAACCCAGCAGTCCCGATGGTCTGCCCGGCGCCCAGCGTCTCGCTGTGCCCCGACAAGAACACAATGGTATCCCCGGCAGACGCGTTGGTTATCGCCTGTGCCAAGGTGGCAATGGGCTTGTTTCGCTCACGCCCAGCGGGAGACGAGCCGTTGACGCCAATGCTGGAACTGACGTACCAGACGTAACCAGACGTGAGCAACGGCGACGCCGTGGCGAGGCTTGCCCCGCTGGTGCCGCCGATGCCCGAGAAGTATGAGTTTGGTGAAGCCACGCTGCCGTCTCCTTGGGGCCAGAGATGGCGAGCGGTGGCCCCGCCGCTCTACTAAGCTGAAACGGTCCCGACCACCTCGGTCCCAACCTCTCCAGCGGTGTTGGTCACCGTGGGGCGATGGAACGTCATCAGTCCGGTGCTTGTCAGCCATGGCGTCAGGCTGGACGTGTCGAGATATGCAAAGTGCTCGTCGCGCGACACACCCGAGACAGAAGCCACACCAGTGACTGCCGCCGTTGAAAGAGCCTTCTTGTTGATGTAGGTGTTGCGCAAGAGCACAACATCGACTGCCGCCGTGGTCTTGAACCGCACCACGCCGACTCCCGTAGAAGAGCTCGCGCCCTTGAACACGTTGTCAGCCATCACGAGGCGATCCGCCCCGGCGATGTCCACCAGCGTGGTCGATTCGCCGGTCGTTGCGCCGAAGATCCTGTTCCCGATAAGGAAACAGTCATCGGCCGCATCTGTCAGCGCGATCGGGACGGTCGCAAGGTTGCTGGAGTCCGTGGACGTTCGCATCCGGCAGTTCACGAAGCCACACCCAGCGGCCGAAACCGTGAACGGCGCAGCAACGCTGACCGTCCCGGTACCCGGTTCCAGGTTCAGGATGAGATTCTCCAGGACCACGTTCGCCACGTCCAAGAGGAACGTGCTGGTCGCAATCGTCCAGGTGAACGTCGGACGCAGAGTCCCCGAGCCAAGACCAATGATCTTGGTCCCGGCCACGAGGTTCGACATGGCGTCCGCCGCGGCGATGCTCTCGACGTGCCCCTCAAGCACCATAACCGTATCCCCACGGCCGCTTCGACACTGCCCAAGGGCAGAGTTCAGGGTTGTGTGGATGCGACCAGTAAGCTCGGGCGGATCGTAGTCCGCTGCGCCCGTTGACCGGACGAAGTGAACGTTGGAGCCGCCAGGAAGCACCGTGACGGCGCCCATGCGGACGCCATTCGGGAATCCCTGGTGCGGAAGGTGCGGGTGCGTAAAAGCGCCGTACATGGTCGCCTCCTAGGCGTTCGAGGTGTAGACCGCGCGGGGGTCGGAATATCCACGAGCCCAGCGAGCGCTGATGCCGTGGTTGATGATTTCGGTTTCCTCCGAGTACCAGGTCCGGGCCTTCGGGGCCTTGCGCACCTTGCACTTGAGTTGGGCCGCGTCCGTGAGGACCAGCCAGTTGGTCGTCGAGCCGGTCCAGTACGGCACCGCGACCACCTTGCCGAGGCCCATGTCGGCCGCGAGGTTGATCTCGTTGTTGCCGCTCTCGGGGACCTTCTCGCTACCGAGAATGCCCGACCAAGCGCCCCACTGCGCCGGGGGACACACGACCTTGGTCGGCAGGTACCCCTCGGTCACGCCGTCCCAGCCCGGCATGACCATCAGGTTCTGACGAACCACGATGAGCGCCGCGCGAGAAGGCGAGAACGCCGTTGCCAGCGTGTTCGAGAACGTCCCGCCACCGGGGATGGTGTGAGACGACGAGCCGAGGGCAACGCCGTCGCCTCCTGCGTAGTCCGAGTTGTGGACCCGGTTCAGGATTTGGGCGTTGTCGATTTCCATCGCCTTGAACACCGCTCGCTTCATGCGTCGGGCCGCGTCGATGTAGTCGCTGTTGTACTTGCCGTCGTCGTCCAGTTCCTCGGTGATCTGCATGATGAGCCCATGCTTGCGAGACTGGTAGCGGGTCTGGTACCCGTTGTTCAGCCCCATCACGTCGAGAGCCTGGCCTTCGGCCTTCTCCGTCGCCACGCCCGGACCACCGTTCGACAGTTCGTCGACGTAGTTGTCCTTCATGGTTTCGATCTTCATGTACTGCTTGTAAACGGCCTTCTTCTCGTACCCGTCGGAGTCGTCGGTGACGATCTTCTCCAGGGTCGCCTTGAGGGTCGCGTACGCTTGCGAAGTTGTTACTGTGGTGGACATGGGTCAGACTCCCGTGGTCGATCCAGCGGCCGGGGCCTGGACCAGGTTGACAGTCACGAAGTAGTGGATGCCCGCCGCTGCGAAGTCGTCGTCAAGCTGCGGGGCGAGCCCGTCCAGCCGTAGCGACAGCGTGTTAGTCGTGGCGTGCGTCGAGATGTCGAGCTTCGCACCGGACGTATCGCCCGAGGCAGTGCCCGCCACCCACTCGCAGTTTTCGCCCACGAAGGCGAGATGTTCCGCGTAGGTGTCGTATGAGGCCGCAACGTCATCGGTACACATCTCGAAGACCTGCCCGAAGACAGGAATGATGCGCGCCTTGGACTGCCGCTCGAACACGGTACCGTACACCTGCGTCGCAGGGTACTTGGGGCCGCTGCGGATGACAGTGCCGTCGTAATACTGCTCCATGCCGTCGAAGACACCGTAGATGGTGTCGCCAGCCGAGCAGATTTCGATGTACCCGGTTGAGATCAGCTTCACGAAGTCGCCGCGATTGATCGCGGTCCCGTAGCTGCTCGCGATGGGCTTGATGGTGATGGGCGGGTTGATGGCGCCAGGAGAGAGCTTGTTGCTCCTCCACTTAGCGCCGCCGAATGTTCGATTTGCCATGGGGCTACGCTCCTATCTCGGTGAATGATTCGTTCATGTGGTGGTCGCGGTCAGGGTCCGTCCGAAGACGGTGCGTCGCTCCGCGCGTCTCGCCATCAAGAGCGCCGCCGGCAAGCCGGTTCGCCATGATGTCCGCGCGCCTCTGACCTGCATCCACTTCCTGCTTCTGCCATTCGATAGGCCGCGACATCAGCACGCCGCCAAGCGCACTGGTCACGTTGCCCTCCTTCGCCTTCAAGGCTGCGGCTGCCCGCGGGCCGTCAGGCCGTACCGTCTCGGCTTCGTAGCCGCGAGACTCGTACATGTTCCAAGTCGCCTTGTCGTTGGGATCAACAACCACGTAATGACGGGCCGGGTCTAACCCGGTGAACTCGTCATAGTTCGTGAAACCGTCGGCGGCTCGGGAAGGTGGGTCTTTGCGAGGAGTGGAACGGGCCATGGAACTCCGTGTTCCGCCCTGTCAGGCCCAATCCACACACCGTCGGGCGCGACAGCGGGACATCTGGCCCGAGCCTTTTGCGCCATCTCCCGGCGTTCCGGGAAGGCCACAGCCACTCGTCTATGCTGCCCTATGTTGTCTCTACTTTTTCGTGAGTGTCAACACCTAAATCAACTTATTCGGTCTGCCCACCTCTTTTGCCCAGATTTTCACCCGCTGCTCATCGGTCAGACCCTCGCGGTGCGACGTGTAGGCGCGGGCCCATGAGATGTGATTCTTGCTCGGGGTGAAGGTGCTGCTCGAAGCGGCGGAGGCCGACGCCCGCCCAGACTCGGCGGTGAACCGCGAGGCGTCGGAGGCAGAAAGTGGCGGTTTCGTGCGGGCATATCGCGCCTGCACCAGCTTTGCCGCAATGCGCGCGGTAGCCAGATTGTGAGGTAGCTTACGTGGGCCGTGGGTGAGTTTCTTGAGTTCGAGGGCGGCTTCGTCCAGCTTGATGGGATCTCCGGTGATGTCCGGGAACTCCGAATTGAGGATCTCGTTCTCCCGCTCGATGCGGGCGCTGGGCTCGCTGATGGCCTTCTCCATCTCGTTGAACTGGCGAATCTCGAGACGGCGCTTCTGCCGGTCAATCTTGCGATACTGGTCGGCCAGCTTCTCGGCCACTTCCTCGGTGATACCGGGCGCTCGAATCTGAGTCAGGAGCCCCGATAGCTGCGCATCGTAGCTGTCAATCTCGGCGGCATACGGCTCGGACTCGGCAGCGGGCGCCTGGTAGGCTGGCTGACGGATGGCCGAGACGCGGCCCCGAAGCTCCGCGATCTGATTCTCCAGCCTCTGACGTGCTTCTCGCTCGGTGGCAAGCTCGCTCTTGAGCCCCGAGACAAACCGACCGCGACGCGCACGGCGTCCTTCCGGCTCTGCGGCTGGCTCCGCGCCAGGAGCGTCGTCATCATCGTCATCCAGGTTGACGGCGAGGGTGCCCTCTGCGGGGGCTGCGGGTTCCAGTTCCTCTACGGCTTCCTCTGATTCAAGCGGCATGTGCGTCCTTTCCTTTACGGGCCTGCGGTTGACTCTTCTGGATCTGTGCGGTCGCGGCCGACGTAGCGCAATTGCCCGTCGACCAGCTCAAACGAAACAGCGCCATCGAGGATGTCCATCTCAAGGTCCTCGGATGCCACCAGCTCGGACGCGCGCAGCACCAGCACCTTGTGCTCGCTGCCGCCGCCCTCGTACTTGCGCTCCCACGGCGACAGACGCGCCACCCATACGATGTGACCCAGCTCGATACCGTGACTCCACATCTGCTCAAGGGCGCCGATGCCAGCCTTCACGATGACGCCGCGGGCAGCGTCGTACTTGTTGATGACACTAGTGGGCTTGAACAGCTTGCTCCCTGCGATCTTCTCGTCCTGGTCCTTGCCCGCCATCGGGTAGACGTAGATGCGGTCATAGATGGGAGCACCCTTGGGCAGTACGATCCCAAACTGCGCGATACGGTGCAGAAGCAGCGGCGTAGCGTACACACGCTCACCGAGCCCCATGTGACCGAACTGAGAGCCCGTCTTCGGGCGAGGCCAGTTGCCCACCTTGGGCTTCACGATTGTCAGCGCGGGCGCTACGCGTACCTTCTCGGCAACTTCAGCCTTCTTCGCCATCGGCTCGTCCTTTCGCATTGAATAGTGCAATCACGTCCTCATACCCGAACACACGCCCGGCGTAGTCTGTCGCCACCGAGACGGTGCCCGTTCTTGCCGCGCGCACCGTCGCATCAATCGCAGACTGACGCCTCGCCTGAATCTCCCTCAAGATGGCAGCCGTCACCGGGTGTCCGCGCCACGCGTCCATGTCCCCGGCTTCGATGCGCTCCACGCTCACTGAACATCCTCAGGCCGTGGTCCTTGCACGGCCCCCTGCGCCT